TAAAGCACTTACACCCATTGCGTTGTTGGAGTCACCTGTAGTGTTGTCAGTTAAAGCAGAAGCACCTAAAGCATTGTTCTGTATTCCTGTGGTGTTAGCATCAAGAGCAGCATAACCCACCGCAACATTGTTATCACCCGTTGTGAGCGCCGTACCAGCTTCATCGCCAATGACTACATTGTAGTTGCCCCCTGACTCTATTGAATTACCAGCATTAACACCCGCAGCAAAGTTAGATGTACCTGCTGTTTTCTTTTGTATGTCACCAGCAAATACTGCATTTCCAACAACAGTTACAGTACCTAATACAGTTAGAGTATTAAGTTCAGCATCTACTTGAGTTACACTACGTACAGAAGTCCCATCACAAACTACATGTTGAAATAAAGTAGATGACCTACTTAGTGTTACACCTGTATTACCAGCAACTCGCATCATAACTACATTACTAGCAGCATTGGCAGATACTTTATTTAGTATAGAATACGATTTACTTTTATTAGGAATTACCAAGAAGATAGAAGTATGAGTAGCTCCTACTTGTCCTATAACTTCTAAGAAAGCAGATCGTGATTGATCATCAGCACCATCGTTAGCTGTCAAGTTAACAGTAGCTGCACTACCAATTGATATAGTAGTATAACCAGCAATAGCTTCATCAGCAAGACTAATAACTCCATCATTAAGGATTTGGCCCCAGCTATTAGGGTTTTCACCATCTCCTTGCTTTGTGAGTCTTAGATTTGTTGTGTACGTGCTTGCCATTTAATCTCTCCTAATTAGGAATTAACCTATTATTATTTGTTATACTTCTAGTTCTTTAACACATTTAGAAGTTATCAGTTTAGCAGTTCTTACGTTACGAATTAGTTCTTCTACTTGGAACCTGTAAGTTTCACAGAGATATTGGTCAGGAAATAAACCTGTCACTGACTTCTCTGTCACTGGTACATTAAGAGGGGCCAGTGCTATATAAGTAATAATACTTAAATAATAAAACATAACCTAATCATTAGCCGACGTAGGCTTTCCCAGCCGTTACTGCATCTGTGTAAGCTGTCTTGCTAACACTGGAATCTGAATACCAATCATGTGTTGCCTGAAGTTCGAGATGGTCCGTATTACGGGTGATCATCAATTTAACTTCAGCGGCACTGCCGTGCATGGCAAGCTCTTCGGTATCATCTGCAACAGTTGCATTAATTAGTGCTACGCTATCATCCATTGCAGAAAAGTGTGCTGCAATCTGTTCTTCGGTTAGTACTTCATCCATTAGTTTTCTCCTTGAGTTCTTTGGTTTCATCTGAAAGACTGGTCAGTAACTGTCCCATAAAAGAGTCTGCTGCAATAGCGACTTGATCTAGTTGGAATTGTGCTGCTTGTCGTTTTTGTTGTAGGTCTTGAACCTGTGCAATCCAATACCTTTGCTGGTCTGTTAATTCCAGCTGATTATAATCTTTGCCTTGTATGTTAATAACAGTAGTTTCGTTCTCAGTCACTAGTATAATCCTTTTTCCATTGTTTAAGTTCGTCTAGTTCTTTAGATAGTTCTTGTACTGCTTTAACAAGGGCCGGAACAAACTTAGAGTATTTCAGCCCATACATCTTTTCATCTTCAGAGATGTTTGTTGTCAGATTTGTCTTATCTTCAAAGTTAAACCCGTATTCTTTTTCAAGTTCCTCAACGTCTTGAGCCAAGAAACCTACATCTAGCTGTTCTTCTTTATGGGTGCCGTCTGGCGTTACGTCTTGATCTTTGGAATACTTTGATCGTTTATCCCAGCGATAGGTAACAGGCTCTAGTTTGTTTATAAAGTCTAGCCCCATAACCAGAGGAGTGACCTCAGTCTTATCTCTCTTGTCTGAGGCTACTGTCCAGTCAACTTGGATGTGTGCATTGGTTATATTCTCATCACCCAAACATATCTGATTGTTTCCGGTTGTTACAGCGCCACCGGGACTTCCCGTTATCCCAGCGTCGTGTCCGAGAAGAAGATTGTTGCCCCCCGTAGTCACTGTGTGACCCGAAGCTATGCCGATGGCTGTATTATTAGACCCTTCGGTATTGGCACCAAGAGCATCATAACCAACGGCTGTGTTACTAGAGCCTGTGGTAGTGGCATCGAGAGCAGAACCGCCGACCGCTGTGTTAAAAGCACCAGTGGTGTTGGTAATAAGGCAATTATGTCCGACTGCTGTGTTATTACCTGCTGTCGTGTTGCCACCAAGGGAGTTTCTGCCAAATGCTGTGTTACTAGAACCTGTAGTGTTAGCATCTAGGGAAGCAAAACCCACTGCTGTGTTTAAAGTACCAGTGGTATTGGCTAATAAAGCTTGATAACCTAAACCGACATTAGAGGCCCCAGAAGTATTAGCCTTTAAACAATCGTGACCAACCGCTGTAATGTTGTTAGCGATGTTATTAAATAGAGCTTCGTAGCCTATCGCAACATTCTGTGCACCTACTATATTTGTAGTTAAAGCATAGCTCCCCAAGGCTACGTTGTGATACCCTGTAGTAATGGCATCCCCTGCATTAATACCAACTGCTGTGTTACCAGACGCAGTCGTGGCGGCAGCAAGGGCAGAAGTGCCTACCGCTGTGTTACTAGCTCCAGTGGTGTTGACAATAAGGGCACCATTTCCGACTGCTACATTGTTAGCAGCCGTGGTGTTAGCACCAAGTGCATTACTACCAACAGCTACGTTACTAGCTCCAGTGGTGTTTGCGTCTAAAGCATCATACCCCACTGCTGTGTTATTATCAGCTGTGGTGTTGGCGGTTAAAGCCCTATAACCAAAAGCAGTATTATTATCACCAGAAGTATTAGTTGTTAAAGAATCGTGACCGACCGCTGTAGTGTTGTTAGTGGTGTGATTAGCTAGAGAATCAGTGCCTATAGCAACATTCTGAATACCTGTTATATTTGTAGTTAAAGCATTAAGCCCCAAAGCTACGTTGTGATACCCTTCAGTATTAGCATCTAAAGCTGCGGCACCAACGGCTGTGTTAGCAGTACCTGTGGTGTTAGCTATTAAAGCATTATGTCCAAGGGCTGTGCCGTTAGACGCAGACGTGTTGCCACCAAGGGAGTTTCTGCCAACTGCTGTGTTACTAGTACCTGTAGTGTTAGCATCTAGGGAAGCATAACCCACTGCTGTGTTTAAAGTACCAGAAGTGTTGGCACTAAGGGCAGAATAGCCTACCGCTACATTACTATGACCTTCTGTGTTGATAAGAAGGGCATTAAGTCCAATCGCTACGTTGTCAGAAGCCGTGGTGTTAGCACCAAGTGCATTACTACCAACAGCTACATTACTAGCTCCAGTGGTATTTGCATCTAGTGCGGCATAGCCTATTGCTGTGTTATTATCAGCTGTGGCGTTTACTCTTAAAGCATAGTAACCAACCGCTGTATTATAATCACCAGTAGTGTTGTCGCCTAAAGCATATAAACCCATTGCGTTGTTGTAGTTACCTGTAGTATTATCCTCTAAAGCAGAAAGACCTAAAGCTACATTGCTGGCACCGGTAGTATTAGACTTTAAAGCAGAAGAACCAACTGCTGTGTTACCCATAGCAGTGGTGTTTGCTGCTAAAGCATTATGTCCAACTGCTACGTTGAGATCACCCGTGGTGTTTAATCTTAAAGCATCGTGACCAACCGCAGTATTATTATCACCAGTAGTGTTGTCGCCTAAAGCACTTACACCCATTGCGTTGTTGGAGTCACCTGTAGTGTTGTCAGTTAAAGCAGAAGCACCTAAAGCATTGTTCTGTGTTCCTGTGGTGTTGGCATCTAGTGCGGCATAGCCTATTGCTGTGTTATTATCAGCTGTGGTGTTTACTCTTAAAGCATAGTGACCAACCGCTGTATTATAATCACCAGTAGTATTGTCGCCTAAAGCATATAAACCCATTGCGTTGTTGTCGTTACCTGTAGTGTTGTCACTTAAAGCATTATAACCTAAAGCATTGTTCCCTGTTCCTGTGGTGTTGGCATCAAGAGCAGAAGCACCAACTGCTGTGTTGTTACCTGCAGTCGTGTTGGCACCAAGGGAGTTTCTGCCAACCGCAACATTGTTATCACCCGTGGTGTTAGCATCAAGAGCAGCATAACCCACCGCAACATTGTTATCACCCGTTGTGATCGCCGTGCCAGCTTCATCGCCTACTACTACGTTGTAGTTGCCGTCTGACTCTATTGAATTACCGGCGTTAACACCCGCAGCAAAGTTAGATGTACCTGCTGTTTTCTTTTGGATGTCACCAGTAAATACTGCGTTTCCAACAACAGTCACAGTAGAAGCAAAGATAGCTGCCCCAGTAGCCGTAAAAGAACCACCAACAGAAGTATTACCAGCAACATCTAAAACACCAGAAACAGATACGGCATCATTAAAAGTAGCCTTAGAAGAAAATGTAGCAGCACCTACTACACTTAGAGTAGATGCTAAACTCACCGCACCTGCAAAATTACTTGTACCACCTACACTTAGATTAGCAGATACAGCAAAGTTACCTGTAACTCTACTATTAACAATAGATGCAGCAATATTAGTTAAGTTAGAACCATCACCATAATATGAAGATGCACAGACCCTTGCATTGACAGCCTGTACATTGGCTCCTACTATTGTTACTGTACCTCCTACAACAAGACCACCGCTTATAGATACATTATTATCAAATGTAGCTGCGCCTGTTGCCATGAATGTTCCACCAACAGAAGTATTACCAGCGACATCTAAAGCACCAGAGACTGATACGTCATCATTAAAAGTAGCCTTAGAAGTAAACGCTGCTGCACCAAGAACATTTAAAACACCGCTTACTGAAACATTATTATCAAATGTCGCAGCGCCTACTACAGTGACAGTAGAAGCAAAATGTGCAGCACCGCCTACACTAAGAGTAGAGGCCATACTTACAGCACCATCAATGGTTACTGTACCACCTACATTTAAACCACCTGATACAGAAACATTAGAATTAAAGGTAGCTTCACCATTAACCAAAAGAATATTATTAATTAGGGCATTACTAACACAGATACTTGTAGCAAGACTTGCAGTAACACCACTTAGATTAGAACCATCACCATAAAACGCAGAAGCACATACTTTTTGATCTACATGTAAACCAGAAGCAATAGAAGTAGCACCATCTATAACTAATGAACCTGTAAACTTAGCAGAACCAGTAGCAAGTTGGAAAGAACTATCAGTTCCATCTCCAGTTTCAATAGTAGATAGACCAGCACTAACACCAGTGTTTGTACTTACACCTACTCTTAGTAGTTGCTTATATGTATTAGCAATTGTTTTTCCGGTTAGTTCAGTCATATGAGGTTCCAATACTTGTCTGTGTCTTCCCAGTTAGTCGTAGCTTGTGCCCATGTTATATTCCTACCGCCATTGTCAGGGCGTGGGTCACGTATAGCAGGGTTGTCTCTGACATCGGGAATTTTATTTTGTGGGTGGTTCTTTAGATCGAACTGTCCTTCAAAGTCTGTAGGACATACTAACATACCATAACTATTAAAACGCATTATCCGATGAGGGTAGACAAAGCCACATGTATCACACATGGCTATTGCGTTCTTATTACTTGCCATTAAACATACCTCAATCTAGGTACAACCCTCATAGTTGCTCGTTCACGATCTTCTTGGAAAGCTCTGGCAAGAAGTTCTTCGTAGTTAGCTTTTAACATCTGTATTCTAGCAGCCTCTACACCGGGACGCTTCATTGACATGTAGTAAGCAAGACCACAAGTAAGAGGTGGTAGAAAACGTGTAGGCATGTCTGCATTCTGTCCAGCAGATTTATCTACATCCATCAGAGAACTAATACGTTCAATCTTCATTATATCAGTAGAGTTCTCAGGAATAGGCCATACAGAAAGAACAGGGTTATCCCGTCCCCTACGTATAGAATACTGAGAAGGTCTGCCTGTCTGGGTCTTGTTGGGGATTATTAGATATTCTTCAGGAGAGATACGGCTCAATTGAATGTCAGTACTATCCCTATTAAGAACAACCTCAAGAGCATCTACAGTAGAGCTACTGAGGCTATAAGAACCTACACTAGAAGTTACAGTAACAGCAGTAGTCTCTGTAGTCCACAGAAGAACTCCCCTGTTCTGCCAGTCTTTAAGCATAAGGTTTATAGAACGTCTAGCAGAAGCAGGTTCATGACCAAGAGTTTGCTCTCCCCCGATCATCTCCATTGCTTCTTGTATTACTTGATCTATATCAAGATTGAAATCATATGTACCTGATACTGCCATTATGTTCTATACTTTCTTGTTTTCTTAGCTATTCTTTTTGGCTGCTTCACGAACTGTTTCCCGGCAGCAGTCCCTTTTCTCTTTGCCTTGGTGGTCGCTGCATATTCCTTTGATGACAGTGCTTTGATTGCTTTCTTGGGAAGATACCGTTCTCCCGTCTTGCTGCTTGGCTTGCCTGATTTCGTTGTCCATTTTTCTTTTGTCCACTTAGCTAATTTGTTAGTAGGCTTCTTCTTACCTGAGTACGTACCACCTGCATCTTTATAATACTTAGTGGCTAACTGCATTGCTCTTGCTGAGTGCTTACCACCCATCTTAGCCTTTGCTCTTGACTTAGCCGCAGCCCACTTCTTAGGATCACGCTTAGTAGCAACACTCATTTTTTATGAACACTTTGAACTTCAAAGCTTGCTTTCGTAGAAGCACCTTTATGAGATTTGTAACCAGTGCTGGGGTTCTTCATTAGTTTAAATCCTTTACCAGCTTTCATCCAATGAAAACCTTTAGGAGCATCTACAGTTTTTTTCATTAACATCTCCATCTTTTACGGGCTTGTCTTAGACGACTGTTAGGATTACTTGCAGCCTTGGGGAACTTCTTCATTTGCCCTGCTGATCTAGCACAGTAAGACTTACGCCTTGTCGCACGTTTACCAGTAGGTTTCTTTTCAGTCACAGCAGTCTGTAGTTTAGAGCCGGGGTTCTGCCTACGATACTTGGCAACACCCTTCTTGGTCATGCCAGCACCAGCCTTGGTAGGGCGTTTCATTCCCTTACCAATAGTCATGCCCTTCATGTTACTCTTCTTACGCTTTACTGCCATATGTATATCTATACTTTTCTTTCATGTAAACTATAAGAGAACTATAATATTCATCCCAAGTCTTATACTCTTCTTTAAGAGGTTTGTCAATAGTATTATCTATTAAATCATAATCATCTATACCTTGATCTATAGATTGTTGGTATCTATTAAGAAACTCTTTAGTAACCACGAGTAGCTTTTCCAAAACCTTTTTTAATTACACCACCCATACGACGTCTTACTTTACCGCCTTTTTTCATATCATCAGAGTCTGGAAAATCATACTCAATAGTCATATCATTACCTGTAAATGGATTCTTGACTGTTTGATTTTTAGCTGTAAAGTCACCAGTTTTAAAACCTCCAAACAGAGCATCCGAAAGACTTTTACGTTTATCTGGTTTACTTTTTATAGTAGATTGTTTAGATGCTGTTCCAATAGGAGTAGAACCCGAACCTGATTCTGCTGCATACTTAAGATTAGCTTTAGGCTTATTAGGCTTAACTTTATTCTTCTTAGCTTTAGTAACAATTTTAGGTTTCTTAGTCTTCAACAATGCCATAATCCGTTCTTCCGCTTTAGGAGTAGCTTTCTTTTTTAAAGCGTTTGCTATTAAAAATTTTACCCTCTCGTCTTTAGAAAGATTCTTATTTACATCAGCTATCGCTGCATCTGCCACGTCTTTTGCTGTCATAGTTGAAGCAGGTTTACGTACCTTTGACTTTGCTTTACCACCTGTTTTTCTCATTTCAAAACCACCCATTTCTTTAAGCTCTGCTTCACTAGGAAGTTTCCCTCGTTTACTAAGACCCATCTCTTCTGCTACAACTCCTCTAGCTGGAGCATACTCACCTGTAGAAACTAATTTCTTTTTGCCATTCTTATCAGTTCTTACTTTAGCTTTTCCTTCCATAATAAGTCTGCGAGCTTGAGCCTTACTCATCTTCTCAGGAAGCTCTACTTTAGATAGAAGTGGGCCTTGCTCTACAGGCTTAGAACCTTCTGGTCCTGTAGCCCTGCGTCTAGGAAGAGGGTTTGAATCAGGAGCATCATCTCGTTTCTGAGAACTTATTAATCGTTTAAGCTCTGCATTTTCTCTTGGAGAGCGTACTACTTTTGCAGGTTTTTTACGAACAGGAGCTTTCTTAGCTTTAACTTCTTTTGGTTTTGGCTTTGGTCCTCTACGACGTTTAGGTCGTCCTGCTTTTGAAACTGCCTTTGCGACTAATTTTCCTAACATAATTATGATCCCCTTAATTCTTTAACTTAATCTTCTACTTTAAAAGACTTTCCCTGTTGATAGTCTTCATCAACAACAGCATCTTTTGCTTTACCTGTAACTGATGGCCCTTTACGTGCAGCGCCAAATCCCTGACCTGTAGGTTTACCTACGATATCCTTCAATGGAATACTACGATCAATTAGTGTATGTGGTCCCGGCATTATTTCTTTCCCCTTACTTTTTTATAGATTACAATTGAAAGAAGAACAATACCTACAGCAACAAAACAAGCTATTCCAATATTATTATCAGGATTAGGTTCTGGCTTCTTTACAGGCTGTTCAACAACAGTCATTGTCTTTACTTCTGTTTTCTTTACAGGCTGTTCAACAACAGCAACTGGCTTTACTTCTGTTTTCTTTTCCATTTAAATTCTCCTTTTTTTACCTTACGTTTCTTAGGCGGTTTCATAATCTGTTGTCTAGCACTAGACCTACTAATCATAACTGTTACCGACTACCTGCCCACCTGACATGCGATAAGTAATTGATCCACCTTTTTTGTAGCCTTTTACTTTACCACCGCCTTTAGCATATCCCATTTTATTGCGAACTGGAGTAGGAAGCTTTGCTAGGCCGGGATTATTTACAGCTTTAAGAGAACCACCCATATTCTTTTTTACTATTGTACCGCCTTTTTTCTTAGGTACAATATCTTTATCCTTCATATTTTTAATAGATGCCATTAATAGTTCTTGCTCTTGTGAGTTATTAGCAATAAATTTAATTTTATCTTTACCTGTTTTTGAGTCCCGTTTCTTTTCATACACTTCTCTTTTTCTTATTTTCCGAGTCAGTGCTTTACCTTTATTATTTTGAGACTTTGCAATTACAGCACTCTCTCTAATTTTTGGTGAATTAGGTTCACCAGTTCCTACTAATATTTTTGTGCCTGATGAATCGGGAGTCGAAGCAGTAGCTGGTGTCATAAGATCAGAAGCAGTATTTCCTTCATCTTGGCGAACTCTATCAGTACGACTTTTCTTATACTTACGTTTTGGCTTAGATTTTTTTCTTGTTACCATACGTATTAATTTACTAGCAGCACTCATAATTATGGACTCCCCGGTGTAATTGTATCAGGACCACCCGCAGGTGAGGCAGCAACTGCCATGTCATCCTGACGTGTCCTTCTAGCTTGATTTCTAAGTGTAATAATTGCTGATTCATATTGAGCTTGCCATGCAGGAACTGTAGACCAATCCTTCATATACATAGTAGCTTCCATCATGGCAGCAAAAAATAAAGCGTCATAACAGTAATTAGTAAAATAATTTGCTGTAGTAACACTTGTGCCTGTAGCAGAAGCCAAGGCCAATGGTTTGGAAACTGTTTGAATTACTCCTGTTAAAGTAGATACAGGAGTTGGTACTATAAATATAGAACTGTTATTCTTACGTGCATAATAACGTGGCTCACCTGTAGAAGCACTTACAGGCCAGTAGTCATTGCAGTATTCAATTGTCCTCTGAAGTAAATTAACTTTACTTCCAGCACTTGTTGTAAAGTTTACATTACGAACTATGCGTACTCTATCTCCAAGAGATACAACTGCATTACTAGCTGTAAGTGAGAAAGTAGTATACTCATCTAAACCTGAGTCATCAATATCTTTAGTCAGACGTAACTCTGCCCTACTGATAAAATTAGGTATCTCAGCAGTAAACTCAGAACCATCGTTCTCAGTAGTAGAAATTAAGGCTGCTTTTAAATCAGAGTATGTAGACATTGTTAGCCTACATATAATGTAATAGTTGGGGCCATAGCAGCAGCACCTGAAGTTGCAAGACTTACAATTCCAAATACGCCTACACCCATATCTCCTACGTAAGTATCTTGTGAATCAAGTGCAGCAACACGCCATCGAAGGGCTGTACCCACTGCTGTCTTATTCGTAATCTGTTTAGTACCCTTAATAATAATGTCTCCAACAATTGTGGAGTATACGTGCATAGCCATAACACGGGTATGTGAGGGCGTAGGACTGCTTCCTGTGCCTTCATCTCCAAGTGTTAGGCCGCTATCTACATAACGAAACCCTGTGATAATAGCACCATCTGTACTTACATTTTGTGCTACTTTAATATTTGTTGTCATAATAACTCCCTTATAAGTATGAGAGAGGTAGCTTAAGGGCTTTCACCCCAACACCACCTCTCTCAACTATCTTATCAGCCAGCAGAACCGTACCATCCACGCCAATCAGAGACACCGAAGCTATAACGCTCACGGGCTTTGAATCGCAGATTGCCGGTATCAAAATCAGGCTCCATTTTAGTCTGAAGCGGAGAACGGACGAACATCTTCGTTCCATTCGGCACATCAGTCTTAACAAACCACGCATCAGTATCAGTGAAGCGACGGTTAATGTAGTAGCCTTCAGGGACCA